CGTGTCCGGTACCGAGTCCAGAATATTCGCGAACGAGGTCAGTCTTCGCGACTGCATCTGAAACGTCTTGTACTGAACATCCGCCCCCTTCGCTGCAATGTCCGCCGCCTTCGATGCAGTCGAAGCGGCCTGTTCCGGCATACCACTCTCCGCCTGGATCAGTGCCAGATCATTCAAAAACCCCGACATCTCGTCCGGGCTCGGATTCGGGTTTGCTCCTTGGCCCTGCTCCCCCGCCTCTCCAGGATGCATGTTGTTCATCAGCTGTAGCATCCGCATCTGTTGCGCCAGGCTGATCTTATCCTTCATCAGCCCGATCTGCATGTCCTGGAGCTTGACTGTATTTCCCTGGATAGCCTGTGCGTTGAGCTGCACATTCTGCTGCGCTAGCGTTTCGCTGGTCATTCCCTCTGCAACTGAGCCTAGGTCATTTGCCATACATCAAGCTCCAAACGTCGGAAGGCCAGAGATCGTCTGGCCGCTGATGCCTACCTTCGAACTCCCAGTGAGCTCGCCGGACTGCCACTGGCCAATTAACTGGGTGATGAGGGAATCCACAGTCCCATCGTTCTTCGTCCCGTTGCTCGAAATAATCGCATCTGCCGGCACATATGCACCTTTCTGCTGCAACCAGGGCATCACCACTTCAGAATAAATCGTCTCTGGACTTGCACTCTTCGAAACCTGCCCGCTCGAAATCGCCGAGTTCACCTGATCCGCCATCTGCGTCATGAAGTTCCCTTCGCCCTCCCTTCCAAAGACCTCTTCCAGCGGAGTAGAATGCCCAGGAGTGTTGTTCTTCGCATCCATCATCCCAGCGAGCATCTGATACGCTTGGCTTGGGTTGAGCTGGGAAGTAAGTACTCCACCAGACTTCGAATTCGCCTGGACGAACGAATTAAAGGCGGTGGTTTCAGGATCAGCCTTCCCTCCACCGAACGCCGAGCTAATCGCCCCAACTGCACCTCCAATCAGCCCTCCAATCAAGGTTCCAATTCCAGGCACAATCATCGTTCCTACCGAAGCTCCAGTCTCCGCCCCTGATAGAGCGTCTGAGCCTGTGCTGCCGGACTGCCAATTATTGACAAAGTTGTATAGGCTGTACGCTGCGCCAAGCGCTCCAAGTGCAGTCCCTGCCGCCCCTGCGGCACCTCCTGTATTGCTCGCGAGAGCACTAGATGCATTCGCCTCTCCCGCCTCCGCCGCCGATTCCACCGCACCAGTTCCAATACTCTGAAGCGCTGGACTCAATTCCCCTGCAATCGCAGCACTTGACGCACTCCCCAGCTCTGCTCCAAGCCCGCTCGCCGCACTCGATCCTAGGGCCGAAAACCCTGTTCCGGCGGCTGTGGCGGCTACCCCGCCAGCGGTGTTAAAACCCGAGAATAGACTCGATAAATCGCCTAGGTCTCCAACATCAGAACTGGCGATGTCCGAGCTCACCGCTGCATCAGTATCAGAAGCAATGTTGCTGATGTCCGAGGGGTACGAAGCGGCGTCCGAAGCAATCTGCGCGTCTGACACAAACCCGCTGCCACCACCGAAGAGATTCGAGATATCATTCCCTATCCCCGAGATTGTCTGAATGCTGCTCGGACTTAAGAGGCTCGAGATCGCGCCTCCAAGCCCTGAGATCGAACTCCCCAGTCCCGTCGACGCAGCACCGGAGGTCTGCAGCGCCTGTGCCAGTGCATTCGCACTGCTCGGAATCCCAGACAGATTCGCTAGAGTGCTCACCTGCTGGTTGTAAAACTGATCCGCCAGACCCTGCCCGTAGGTCTCAAGGGCGGTCATCTCACCGCCCGAGCCCAAGCCTGTGCCGCCGGGGGCGGCGGCCGAGCGGTCAATCGCTTGAATCCCCTGCTGCTGCAGGAACTGGTACCCTGGCAGGCTCGTGACCGAGCTCGGATTTGCCATCAGCGTCTGAAGCTGATTCGCATAGCCCAGCTGCTGTGCCTGTATCGCGGCGATGTTTGAGGTCGCGGTGTTCGCGGTACCTTGAAGATTCGCCGAGTTCACCAGCCCGTAGATCGAACCTCCGAGACCGGCGAGCGAGCTCAAAAGGCTGCCAACCCCGGAAGGCGAAGAAATTGATGCAGGTGTTGCTGACATAAAAAGCTACTTAATAAGTCGAGAACGAAATGCTATCTAGCGACAACCATCCAGTAGGGTTACCAGAGCCACTAACGGCAGCTATAATATTTACAGATCCATTTTCGTACACATCCACTCTCCAAATTCCATATGCGGAACCTGTATATCCAACTGCAAATAGCAAGTGTTGGTTAACCGGCCTAAAACCTGCTGGAAGGGTGAATATAGTACTGACAACTGTCAACCCAGTCCCTGTTACAAGTCCTCTAAGCCTCACTCTCCCTGACAGATCTATATAATACCCTGGAGGGCTGTAAGGCGCTCCGTAGTAGGCTACATTAGGACTGAGTGTCGGGGTCTGCCACTGCGGCGCGCCGCCGAACTGCTGCAGCCATCTCCAAAACCGCACACTCGCGGTGAGCTTTCCGGGCCCTAGCAGGATTGGCTCGTTTAGGTTAAAAGGCTCCATCAAATCGTCCCTAAATCCATCTGCAGGTCCACCGACCTGATTCGGAAGGGGGTGGCCGCTGAATGCCTAAAGTGGTAAGCTCTTTTTACAAAGGTCCCCTCTCCGTCCAGGAAAGGCGTCTGCTTGCTCAAGTCTATCTTACGAAAGTTACTCCAACTCTGCATGTCATTGTCTGACCGGCGGGAGTACAGCGTACTTCCATTCTGCTGATCCGATCTAACGTAGAGTCTATGCAGAGTCTTTCTCCTCCTAGTCATAAAGTCTGTGGTCGGAGTGTAGATGTCAACTGGAGCCACGTTACCGTTGTCCGTCGGAAATTCTGCATCTCCACCATACGAGAACAGGTTCCCCGTCTTCACTCCAAGCATCTGCCGGGTGGTCTGACCTTGAAGGTTAGGAGCGAAGAGGGGGAAATAGTTGCCCAGGTAATCTGTCCACTGATACCAAAGATTCTGGTCAATATCGTAGACCAGGGTCAGATTGTTACTGATACTTGTAATTCCATAGAACCTGTGCCCCCAAAACTTAAAAGCGAACGAGTAAAGATCTTGGTAGTAAGTCCCGGCGAGAGTCAGCCAACTAGCAATCAACTTCTCCACTGCAGGGGTCGAGATCACAGTCGGGACTAGATTGTCCACTCGGACTATCTGCAAAGATCCAGTGATGTTAGAGCTCGGATACAACAGCACGTCGTCGATGGTCTGGATCAATTCGTGCGTGGAGCAACCAAAGCTATTGGTAGCTCCGTCGATCTGAAGAAGCGGTGAGCCGGTGGCGTTGCCGGCATCGTAAAACACTTCCATGCTCGCTGTCTTGAGAGCGATGATGTAGGACAGCTGCTTCACCAGCCCTACTCCCCATCCTGGGATGTTTTGTGCTGTGATTACGTTCAGCGCGTTCCAGGTCGTGACATCGTTCAGATTACTCCCATAGATATTGCACTTCTCGTCCATTGTGTAGATGGTTTCGTCCAGATAACAGACGCCGCAGAGGTTCTCCCCCCTTCCGGCGGGGAGCGTAGCGGCGCTGACCGTCACTCCAGCAGTATAGTATAGTTGCCCTTGCACAGGACTGCTGTAGGAGTTTCCTGGGGAAGTAAAGATTAGATACGGTCCATCGCTCTCCATCTCTGTGAAATTCCACAGCCCTGGGCAATCAGTGGCGAAGTTTGAAGCAACGACGGAGTTCGCCACACACAGATTCGCGTGAGTGCCATCTCCAACCACGCTAAACCCGTTGACCGAAAAGCCGCTTATGGTTGCAGAACTCGCCCAAGTATAAGCTCCGCGGGCGTACCCGTTAGCGACTAGGGCGGCCTGGAGCGTAAAGCCCAGCCTCTTATGAACCTGCCATTCTCCAGTATCAGGGTCCTTCTCTGCAAAAGCGTTGATCAGCCTCGCATCTCTAGTCCAGCTGTCAGATCTGTTAGCAGGTTGTTGGATGAGAGGCCAGCGGAACGGCTTCCGCATCGTGACTGCTTGAGGATCTGCGCTCACCGGCGGAACCTCGACGGGAGCATCATGCGTTGGTCAGGCTGTGGGAGGATCGAAGTTTCAAGCTCAGCATCGGACTCTTCGAGAGTCTCGAGCGCCATCGCCGCCATCGCATCGCATCGGCTGATCACAGCGGTAGGCTGCCCGATACACATCCGCTGAGCCACAGCCCATCCAAGATACTCCGCCCACTCTGATGGGAAGTTCATGGCGTCAGTCACGCCGACGAAGTTAGTAACCTGGTTACGAAGCACCACGTGCAGAGTGCCGGTGGCCTCGTTCGTATCTGGGACCAGCCAACAGTTCACATTGAGGTAAGTCTGCTGCGGATCGACAAAGATCTGGGTGATCGGGCCGGTCTCTGTCGTGATTGAGAGCATGTCCCATTCGGAGCGAGAGATGCGGAAGACCGGCCGCCGGGTTCCCCCGTTCGCAGTAGAATAAAGATAATACTGATCCTCTATGTCCTGGGGCTTGTACTGCTGCCCTGGCGACACCGCTGCAGCGAGCTGATACACTCCCGTCCCGGCGGTGAGCACAACCGCATAGTCCTGCAGGAGCCAGAGTCGGCGGCCCTTCCGAGTCTGGATGTTAATCATCTGATTCATGATCCTGAGGCAAACCGCCTCAAGCTCTGAATCAGGGTCATCACCGCGGGCGATCTTGCACGCTTTCTCAGGTCCGAGAGCGTCGCAGATAATCGCGTGCGCGGTGTTCTCGGTGGTTGGAAGTGCCATTACTGCTTGTCAAATTGAAGAATGACCAAGAACTTCTTCGGCCCATCCTTGCAGTTGAAGCTTGAGAGGTAGAGCTTCTGCTGCCAGCCGTCTTTGACCCGCGGCGACTCAACACCTTCGTCGAACCGCATCGAGTTCCTCGACTCCATCGGCATCGCCATCGAGTCCTCCCCTCCATCCTCACTCCACCAGAGCGTCAGCCCGAGCTTCTCCTGAATCGCCCAGACAATCGAGTCCAAACGAATCCCCTTCAGTCCTTCTCCCGATTGTCTGAGCTTCGCCAAATCCACTATGGGGGTGCGTCCAAAGTCTTCCGTGACAATCCCCTTGATCAGAACGGTGAGGTTCTTATCCCCGTCCTTTGTGATTTTGACGAGCATCTTATCGCTCCTTCTCCACACACCAGAAGTCGGCGGTGAGGGCCTTGGCCGCGGCCGCCGTAGCCTTGATGGCCATCGTCGGGGTGAGGTTAACCGCGGTGAGGTTCGGAGTCGTCAGCTGCAGACAGCGCCCGACCACCGGCAGCGTCGGCACTCCCGCCGAGTTCACCGCTCCTGTCCCACTCTGCGGGATAAAGCCCACCAGCTGCGCACCAACAAAGACGTTCACGTTCCCGTACCAGTCGATATAGTACGCAAGGTCGATGTTGGTGGCGTTGACGAGGCTGTACGCCGAAGCTGGAATCGGAGTGACTACTGAGGCACCTCCCACATTCGTCACGATGTTCAGCACACCGGCCGCTGTGGTAAAGTACACGCCGTCCGTGACACTGGCAAAGGGAGTCGCCGTGGCGTTGCAGAGGCCTAAGATCAGAGCCGAGTTCACCACATCGCTCATCTGCACCCTGGCGAGGAAGAACAGCTTCTTCCCAGCCCCTGCTCCTTGCGGAAGGGTGTAGTCTGCGACCGGGACCTCAATCCCGACATAGTCGTTGTTGGTCGCCGCTGTCGTCAGCGTAATCAGACCGCCATCTCCGGCGGTGTGCACGGCGGTCCCTGTGCTTCCCTTGTTCACGGTGTAGAGGCCCGTGGCTCCAAGGGTGTTGTCGAAATCGTCTTCGAACTGATGGTAGAAGAAAGGGTTCCCCATTCCGCAATCGGCCAGCGGGCCGTACGGCGGATCTGAGGTTGTACCAGCCGGAATGCGCTGGGGGACTGCGGATCGTGGAAGTGCCATGAAGATCTCCGGAAGTTAGCTACACGAGAAATACCCGTGCATTATACGACATATAATGCACGGGTGAATCATGACCCCTTACGGTCCGTTCGACCCGAAGATAGCTCTTGGATCCGTGTTTCCGCAGCTCAGGCGCATATACGCGCGAGCTTTAAGATTCATGGTATCAAAGTCGTTATCTTGATCAAAGCTGGTCCGTTCGCGCCAATAAAACTTCATCCCCTCCATGCAGTTGGTT